CAGTCAGAGGCTGTACTTCATCTGCTTGTGCCGTTGCCGTTGCGGTAGGACTTGCATCGCTTTTTTTAAGTAAATTATTAAAAACATTTTTAGCGGCTGTATAATTTCTTTTATCTCTTTCAAAAGCTCTGACAGCTAATTCGTCTTTAGTAGTGCCAAATCTTCTTGGAAAGTTTGTTTTTGATACAAAATACTCTTGTATATTTAGAAGATCATCTCTACTAAAAGTCGTAACATCTTTTAATTTAGAGACATCATCTACCTCTGGTAATTTTAAATATCTTAAGGTTCTATTTATTTCGTTTAAAACTGTATTACCTTTTTGCAAAGCACCCTTTTCAAATATTTTGTCTATGTTTTGGTCAAACTTACTAAGGTCAACAGCTTTACCAGCTCTATCTGTAGCCTCTTCCACAAACTCAGGTAACCCTAATTCTCTACCTTTTCTTTGGTAAAAAGCATAAAGAGGACCTAAATCTTTTAATGTCTCACTTAATGCTTCCTGCGTCTGCGGTAAATTATTTTTTAAATATGAAATAAAGTTAGGAGCATCAACTGCATTACCATCTGGCCCCACAAACGATGTGATTTCAAAATTACCTATGTTTTTGTATAGTCTTGATTCTTCTGTCCTAGCTTGTTGTAAAGCAGATCCGGTTACATCAAATAATTGTGTTGATAACTTTTTATTATTTATTGGATTGTCTCCAGCAATTTTTTTAAAGGTGTCCAGAACACGATCAGTTCTTAATGCAAGCTTTTCGGCTAAATAACCATCAAATTGAGATTTTCTAATTTGAGCTGCCTGTTTCAAAGCGTCTTTATCGCCTTGTAAAACTAAAGCACCAATTAAATTTCTTAATGCTTTGTTTGCAAGAACATGGTTTTCTTTTCTTGTTTTACCTAAACCTTGTGAAGAGGAGGCCAAACTTGCTTCAATCGCCATCAAAGTAGGATTACCTGACTTTTGACCTGCGGTAAGTTTAATTAACTGTCCTGACTCATCATAGAGTTGATTTGTGATTGAATCATCTGATAACTCTTTTATTAAAGTTTCTACGTCATCACCATTGTCCTCTAATATTTTTTTTATTCGACCTACGGCTTGCAACCTTCTTTTAGTAACGCTTACACCGGATTTATCAAACAGATCTTTACGTCCTTCTTTTGTAAAAGGTTTTTTTAAACTACCTAGTATATCTTCAAAGTTTCTTACGAATGTGCCAAAAGCAAGTTGTGGAGCAATTGCACCTGTCATTTCAAAACCTATTCTTGCTGCTACACCACCTGGATCTAAATTTTCTGCAAAATAAGCACCTGTAGTTGCACCGCCTACACTTAAACCCTCTAAAGCTGCCATTCGCTTTGGCTTATCTTTAAACTCTTTTCCTGTTTTATTTAATAAAGTCTCAACGCCAGATATTAGTTTTGTTGTTATAGGAGGCTTGCTTCGTTGTAATCCTATCTGTTGTTGCCCTGTTTTTAATATTTCATCTAAATTTTTAATGTAGTTAGCTGCACCAAAACTTACATTTTTTGATATCATAAAAGGTGTAGGCAACCATGCCAGTCCGCCAGCTGTTGTTCTTCCTGCTTCATAAGAGGCCTTATGACTAGGTATAATTAGACCCTCTTCACCTAATACAAACTCAGAAACATCGTCTCCCATCTCATAAGCACCAAAAGCTCCAAGCACACCGGTGGTTACAGGTATTGCAAATTTAACACCAATCGCTATTGGCCCAAGAGGTGGGATCATCTGTTGTAGTTTACCACCTATTTTTGCTCCACCAACAAAACCTGCGGCACTTGGGGCTGTTTTAAATATTTCTCTGCCAAAACCTGTAAAAAACCCTGTATCTTCAAGGTTTGTAAATTCTTTTAATATTTCTTCATCACTTAAAGATTTTTCTTTACTTGATTTACCTACCAGCTCAGGATCAAAATCAAACAATGGGGCAGTCCCATCTTTTAAAGTTTCGTAAGTAAAAAGGTTACCAAGCTTTGGATTCTGTGTAATTTCACTAATAGCTTCTCTTGCAAGAAAACTAGTAGCTTTTTCACCTCCAAATTCTTCTGTAAAAAAATTAGCCTCGTCACTAGTAAATTCTATTACTGGAAAATTTATAGGGCCATCCGGAGTAGTTATGGTATTAATTTCAGCCATTATTGACCACTTCTTTTAATGATGTTTCTTAAAACACCTTTTGCACGAGTAGACCCTTTTTCCCCGAACCCACCAAACTTTTCATAACTATTTATAGCAATACCATAATTGTTGATAAGAGCTTTCATCATGTTTATAGTTTCTCTTGCTTTTGTTACTTGTGATTCAGTGTACTGACCCGGATTATTTACTACAATTCTTTTCTCATCTAGCTTTGCCTTAATTGTCTGTTGTGTCTGTTTAAGTTGAGCATATGCGTTAGCATCAGTCATTGTACCCGTAGGTCTTAAAATATCTCTTCTTACGAGAGCAATTGTATCTTTATCTAATCTATCGTTTGATACGGCCTCTCTTAAAAACCCTTCAGTCACATTAGCAAGAGCGTTTAACATTTTTCTTGCTTGAGAAGTCTGTGTAAGAACATCGCCCGTGCCTGGACCTATCTCAGATATTTGACCTGCCACCCATCTTAATGCTGTGTTAACAGTTGACATTACTCCAGTGCCTTTTGTCAAATCAACACCCTCGTCAATAACTGTGTTCAGTGCATTTTCACCAACTTCATTAGAAACAGGTTTATATTGATCTATTTCTTTTTGAGATAAGCCTAATTTATATAAAGGAATATCAGGTATTCTGAAGCCTTGTTTTACTCTATCTACTAATATTTCTTTCATGTATGGAGGTAATTCTTTTTCAATAGTCTCTCCTTTTGGCCCAGTGGTCTTTGCTACATAATTTTGTATAGCAAGTTCTAGTTGATTATCATCTCTACCGTCTCTGTAAGGTTCATAACGGTTTGGATCTGACATAATGTTTAGAGTTGCACCAGTAGCTCCTTTACCAAAAAGTTGTAACTGAGCTTGGTGTTTTTTAAGTGTAAGCTCTATTTGCTTATACTTTTGGTTCATCACATTGTTAGTTCTGGTGATTTGATTTAATTCTTCTTTCAAATCAAGTGATCTACTTCTGTATTGATCAAGCTTGGCTAACTGCTCTCTCTTAAACGCTAAAACTTCTTTGTCATTGTCAGCTCTATTTTCAGCTGAAAACTTTTTAATTTGAGTTTCGGCTATTTTTACTTCATTTAATTCTTTTTCTATGAGTTGAAGTTTCTTTTCATCTCTTTCACCTTGAGCTTTTTTAAGTTCAAACTCTCTCAAACCTTCTAATGTTTGACGAGCCTCAATTACTTTTTTAAGGTCTAATTCAGCAATAGCTTGTTGATTTTTTGCATTTCTATCTGCAACAAGGTTTTCTTCTCTTACTTTATCAAACTGTAGTCTTAAATTTTGTTGGTTCACATTGTTTTCGTTTATAAGTAAGCGTGTATTGTTATTTTCATTAGCTATTACTTTATCCATCTGACGGTTAGCTTCAGCTATACCTTCTCTTGATTTTATATTAAGTTTTAACCTTTCTAAAGAAGCGATGTTGTTAAGAGTTGCAACACCTTTTTTTCCAGTAATTTCTAAATTAATCTTTTCAATATTATCTTCGTGTTGAATATTTATTTTATTAATATCAATACCTTCTTGTACTTTTTTCAAAGCTGTTTCAATTTCTCCTTTTTGGGTCGCAAGTTTTGTATCGTATCCGAAATCTAATTTTTTGTTTATTGCGTCCAAAGTGGTTTGTAATGCAAACTTAGAATTTTGCATTTTTTCTTCATGGGCTCTAGAGCTTATTCCCTCTGCTTTTGCTGCTGCTAATTTTTTTGCTGTATTTGCCAAAGTAAAAGAACCTGAAATTAATTGACCTCTTTCAGCTCCAACCTGTTTTAACCTAGCTTGCTCAAGCCCTATAGCAGCTTGTAAGGCTCCTGACTTTTGAGCTAACTCTTGTTTTTTTATGTCTTCCGCAGCTTTTGATGTTCTAGCTTGTATTTTTGGTAGTAGTTGTGTTGTTTGAGCCGCTAAGGCTAATCTTTCCGCAGGGCTTAAACCTTTTTTTTCGCCTTTCATAGGTGCAGAAAAAGCTAAAGCAGTGTTAGCTATATCAAACAAAATATCTGATTGCAGTCTTCTTTTTTGTGTTTCAGGATCTGTAGTTGGTAAAAACTGTTGAAAGGTTGGCAACAAAGCAGTAGCAGTTTCTCCAACTTTTTGCTGGTAGTCCGTCATTGGAGTAATTGTTCCTGGTACAACTCCTGCGTTTGCAAATTTTAAAACTGGGTCCTCGTCTCCACGGCGGCGAACCTCACCGCCATACCTAAAATTTTCGGGTGGTTCGCTTCCAGCCTCCGTCATGCTCATTATTCCGCCAGCCATATCGCCTTCTACTGGTGTGTCCATTGCCTCGCGAGCCATCGGTGCAATGCCTTCTTCCATCATACTAATTTGAACCATCGGTGTTACTAAAGCTAAAACACTATCAGGTGTTTGAGCTGCGTCCTCTGGCCCAACTATACTTGCTAGATCATCTCTTCTTTCTTCTTCTGACTTATCTTCACCACTAAACTGGTTCATCATAGATTGAAAGTCAGGAGCTTGTTCCAAGTCTCCCGTTGTTTCAGATGCCGTTTGTAAAGCACTCATAACAATGTTTGGATCTAATTGTTGTTGTGCTGCCATCGGTGGCTGATCCATTGGTGGTGACCCCATAGGTGTAGCCGCCATGTTTTGTTGTGACATAAGACCTGCTAAACCGCCCTCTTGCATTGCTTGAAAACCCATTTTTCTAACAACGTCAGGACGTTCTTTTGCTAAAGCTTGTAAACCTTTTGCATCGTCAGGTATTACCCTACCGCCATTAGCAAACATCTGTCTTTGTAATAATGCTCTATTCATCATCCAAATAACCCTGCTTTCTGAGCCCCTGCTGCTGCTGATAATCCTGCAATACCGAGGCCTAAATATTGCTGAAATGGTGATACATTAGGCGTACTTGCCTGTGTAATTGTTGATTGTGACGTAGGTACTTTACTGTAAATATCAGATAAAAAACCTAGTCGTTGATATGGCTCATAAAGCTGTGCTAAATCACTTGCTCTTGCTGCATCGAGTCTAGCTTGATCTTGAGCCTGTAATAAAGATCCGAGCTTGTACGCACTGTCAATATCTCTTTGTTGTAATGCTTGTCCTGTTTCGCCAAGGGCGGCTTGTCTTAATCCTAATTGTCCCATTTGTCCTGCAAGACCTGCAATACCAGATCCAAGTTGTGTCTGCCTTGCTAATTCTCTTTCAGCTGCCTGTTGTGCCTGTAAAAAGTTTTGTGCTTGTGATCTAGCTAATGCGTCTGCTCTATTTCTGTCTATTTCTCTTTGTGCTATTTCACCTCGTGAACCACCAAACGCACCTTGTCCTATAGCCCCCGCGGCTGCTTGTCTTTGTTGTATATCAAAACTTCTATTTATTTCATCTTGCACAGCTTGTTGAAAAGGATTCATATAACGCTGTAACATTTCATCTGTCACAGGACCGGCTCCAGCTCTTAAAGCGTCTTCTACTCCGCCTAAGGTTTGCCCAGCTGTTGCCATCGTACTACCGGCTTGTTGCAGATAAGGTAAAAAAGCACCAAGGCCTGCCATCTGTTGGGCAGCAGCTGCTCTTTGTAAACCTGTCATCTCTGCAACTTGCTGGGGAGGTAAATCAATTCCTAGGTCAGAAAGTTCTTTTGCTGTTTTTAAAAGGCCAATACGATAGGCTTCTATTTCGGGACTTTCCCTGACGGTTTGTATGGTTTCTTCTACTGCCATTATGCCATCGCCTTTCCTTTTTTCTCTAATTTACTCATGACACTATACATATTTTTTATGCCAGTGTTAAGATTTCCGTTACCTAAACCTCTTACAGCGTCTGTTGTCATCACAAACTCACCCGGCATAAGCATAGCTCTTACGCTATCTTTACCCGGTGTGCCTTCGTTTGGACCAATGCCACCTGTTCTTCGCGGGAATACATCACCACCTTCAGCTAAACCTACTTGATAAGGTTTGTAATCAAATTGAAAGCGAGAGGGTATAGTAAAATTAGCATTTGATACTCTTGGTCTAAAGTTTGCTATATTGTAAAGTTCAGGATCTCTATTGTAAATTTCTAATCCAGTGACTGGATCAACTATAGTCTCTTGCTCTGGAACATCAAAAGCTCCTGAACCAGATAGTGTTGCTATACCGAGAGCTGCACTTGGTCCAACAGTTCGTAAAAATCCTGGACTTAATTCTTTAGTAGCCATTGCTATGGCATCTTTAGAGGGAAGCACTAAATTTTTGGCAGCTGCATCTTTTTGAAACTCTGCGGCTTTAGCAAAAATTTCAGTCTGTGTAGGTTTTTTTCCAAACATAACATCACTTGCTTTACTGCCAAACTCTTTAATTTGATCAAAAGTGCTTGGTGGTTTTTGGCCGACACCAAAGGCGGCATCCGATACAGAATTATCAAGGCCTACACCAAGTTCTTGGTTTATTAACGGGTCTAAAGTTTCTATATTTACTTTTGACTTAGTTAAATTACTTGTTGCAGTATCTGTAGGACTACCGCCTAAATCTCTAATGCTAGGTAAGGGTCTACCTTGTAATCCACTGAAATCTCCTTGAAATGCACTACCTATATTAGAAGTACCTGTGCCTATATCTGTCATGATGTTTTGACTAAAAGTACCTTCTCCTGCAAAACCAGCTGTCAATGCACCCGTTGCACCCCCTACAAGAGCAGATCTAAAAGCATCACTTAAATTACCGCCCTGTGCTAAAGTAGCTATGCCTGATCCAATTGCACCAGAATAAACTGCACCTAACCCCGGAAATAAAAAGTTTAAAGCCACTGGTAATATTATAGGAGCTGCTTTTTTTAAAGCTTTGCCAACACCTTTCAATGCTCTTGATACACCTTTACCAATTTTACTTACTGTTTTCTTAACGCCTCTAAATAATTTTTTTAGGAAAAATTCAGGTAATCCTGTATCTGGATTAATACTATTTTTACTTGTACCGACAACATATCTTTCTGGATCTTCAACGCCCAGCTCTTTTAAATGAGAAAAAATACTTTCTTTAAGTTCTGGATTATTTTCTATCAAGGCCCGTGGAACGATAAGCTCGCCTGTTTCAACATGAGCGACAGTGTCATCGCCATAACGACCATAGTTTGCCATCTTTATGCCAATATCATTAAAAGTAGCAATACCTTCTGTACCGTACTGATCTTCTACTTCTTTTTTCTCAAGTAGCTTAATTTCTTCATCTGTGTAGATAAAGTCACCAATACCACCCGCTGGCATATCTATTTGTTGTGTAGCTTGGCCCATGCCCTAGTTTACCTTATTATCTTTTTTATGTCTATCATGTCTTAACTTTAATTGTTCCGTTATCATTGAACAAAGCACCCACTTCTAAACCTGTATCACTTGTTGGTAGATCCGTCAAAGTAATCTTAGTGCCCCGAAGTTCACCAGGATTTTGTAGTTGATTTACTAATTGACTTAAACTTCTAACCATTTCGCTAAAATATTGGGGATCATATTCATCTGGTGGAAGTGAAAAATTTGGTGGTACTAATTGTCTACTCATCTATCTCCATCCGCTCTTAAATCTACTCTTGGGGTACCAAGCCTCCAGTTTACACCTTGAGTTGTACTTTCTACCCTAAGACCAAAGGATCTCCCACGCAATCTTAAATGATTAAGTTCCGTAGTCGATGACACAGTATTTGTAGATGTTTTAACAAATCCACCACCTGGACTACGTTGTGCTTTTAAGGAAAATACGGCTTGTTTGTTATCATTACTCAAACCACTGTCACTATTATCAAAACTAACGTCTGGTATCATACGCCTTAAAAATACAAACTGATCTCCATCTTGAACATCTAAAGGACTTGATTCAATAAAGGATGTAAAGGCAGTCCCATCATTATCATTACCTTTTTCATGATTGTAAACAAGGTTAGAGTCCGTTGCCATAGGATATTGATACACACCTCTATCTATCCAAGAACTTCGTGCAAGATTACCAACATACCAAATCTTTTGGTCATAGTTGTATACAACATATTTATCATTTTCTCCAGTTCCGCCGTTTGACACTGAATTTGTCTGTGATGGATAAAACCAAAAGACCTCACCAAAAGCTGAATTAACGCCTGCATAAACTTTATCAGATTGTGTCTCGTTAAAATCTTGAAACACATGATCTCTAACAGAACAAGGAATGACTTGAACACGACCATCGTAAACATAAAAACGATCATATCCCATCCAAAATACTGCATCACCTACAGCCACTGCGGTGTTGAACCCTCGCACTGTAATACTACTAGCAAGTTGATTAATACCAAAAGTAAATGGTGGACCAATAAATTGCATGGAAAAAACAGATGTATCAGTCAATACAATCATTTCTCGTCTTGTTTTAACTGCTGTAATAATTTCAGAACCAGAACCCACTCGTAAGTCACCTGCAGTATTTGTTGCTGTAGGGGTCCAAAAAAATGGATTTTCTTGTGAACTAAATCTAATTAATAGTCTGTCTTGTGCAGTTTGACCTATAGGATTAGCACCAAAACAAATAACATGACGATCCCTTTCAGACACAATAACTTTTCTTGACTTTGTTGGTGCAGCATCAGATAGCTCTATTAAATTTTTAGCTCTTGTGCTTACACCGTTAGATTTATCCCAATAAAATACAAATCCATCTCTTTGATTAAAGATTAAATCCTCTCCAAAATTATCTTGAGACCATAAGCGTAATGATCCTCCACCTACGACATCTGAAGAAGCTGAACCCCATCCGTCTGCACCCCAAGTTCCAGCACCCCATCCATCACCAGGCACAACTGTGTTGATACCCACATTGAGTTGATACTCTGCATCTGCTGATCCAGCACTAGACTTAGCTGCGGCTGCATTTGCACTTAATGTTATGACGTAACTATTTTCATCTGTAATTGATGTGATACTAAATTCATTATTGAGTTGTGTGTTAAGACTTGTGTCACCTGTACTGACATTACTAAATGTTACAAAATCTCCAGCAATAGCTCCATGCAATGTGTCATTTACAGTTACGCTTGTGCTATCAGTTGCCGATGTAAATGTTATAGCCATTTTTAACCCACAGAGATTGTTTCATTTCTAGTATCTTCAACAGTGACTGTTCCAATTTGACCAGTAGCAAATAGGTTAGCAGTAATTGGTCTTTGTATAGCTTCCACAGTTACAGTTCCAACTGCTGTAGTTCCCAGTATTCTTAAATTATTTTCTGGATTAGTTGATCTTACACTTACCACTTGTTCAGGATCAACCACTACTGTGCCCACTTGACTGGTTCCAGCGTTCCCAGAGGTTGCAGCAGTTACAGTCAGCCCACCTAAATCAAAAACGGTTACACCACTTACAATTTTTCTTCTTAATGGTGTTATGTCATTAAACCCTTGAGATTCCTCAATGTAAAATTTTAATTCAGTACCCAACCCAAGATATTTATTGCCCTCTAAATTTGCCCAAGCATGAAGAGATCGTGATGCACCAAGAAAAGTGTTTACTGAATATTTTTCCCATCCACCTAATTTTTCTGGATAGCCAAATCGAAAACGAACTAAATCACAATCATTCCAACCACCTTTGTTAGAGTAAGATGTTGTCTCTTTATTTATTCCTGGTCTGAACTTTAAAGACGTTATTGGCACGATTAAATCTCATCTGGAAAATCGTACATTGGTGCATTACCAGTTGGTTGACCTTCACTATCTAAAGGGACATCAAATAACTTTATAAAATCTGCATGACTGCTACAATTATTTATACTTGTTTCAATAGAAGCACATTTTGTTCTAATGGCATCTCTATAAGTTGAAATGTCAGAAGGTATTTCTGTGCCTTTTTCTGCCTTACGAGTAATCATCCAATCATGTTTATTTAATTTTTGTTGTGCCATCTCTTTTGTTTTTGCTATCCAAATAGATTTTAAGCCTAATTCAATCATTTGTTTTCCAGTCTGATGATCTATTACTGCCTTGCCGTCATCATCAACAACATTTACATCAGCAAGATTTCTTTCTATTAATGAACCATCTGTTTTTCTACCCCAATAAAATTTATCATCATAAGATTCAGAGGATTTTGGTGGGTCTTCCCATGTTAATCCAAATTTTTTAAGTTCATCATCTGTAAATCTTCTCCAAACGCTAGGGAATTTAGTGCCATCAACACCTACCCATGCTTTACCCTCTCTAATATAAGTTCCATCAGATTTTTTCCAAGGCATTTTTTTCTCCTATCTTGCATTACTAAATTTAAATGGCTGTTCTGCAAAAGCCATATATATAAATATTGTTGCATCATTTACTGCACCAGATGTTGTACGTAATTTAAAGCCATTGCTTAAAAAATCCATATATGTTGAAGTTGCTTCCGCGGCAGATGAATCTGGATTTAAATCTGATCCTACTACATTATCTACATCTCTTTTGTTATCAAATATAAACCAGTTATCTCCTGCAGAAGAAGATGATTTTAGAAGAAGCCAAGCAGGTTTAAATCCAGTATAGACAAATGCACCATCTGAGGAACCATTGCCAGTATAACTGCCAAACTTAGAATATCCCTCAACAGAGTGAAAGCAATACATAACATAATTTTCACCATTTTTACTGACATCTGAATTGTTTGCACCAAGAGTAACAACAGTTGAATTTGGAACAACTACACTTGTGCTATTTCCAAATCTTTCATCAGCATTACCAGTTGAACCTGCAAAAGTTTCATTAAGATAAATGTATTGATCAGAAATAGATGTATGAAATATTGCCCATCTTTCTGAGTGTGTTCTTGATTTAACTATAACCCATTCTGGAGCAGAGTTTAATCCGTGTCCAACTGTAAATGATGAAGTATCACCTGAATAAAGCACGATACTAAACCCAGCAGTTTGATTTGCTTGTACTGTGCTAGTTTTAGAACCATCTCCGTTACTGCTAGTTGTTCCACCATTTGCTTTCCAGTTCCATGCAACTATATTTTTACTATTCTCGTTTGTATAATTATTATTAGTAGTTCCTGCTGTTAATGTAAAACCATCTGATCCAAAAGCACTTAAATAACCATAAATTGAACTATCATCTTCTGCAGCTGTACTATCACTTCTTAACATTTTGTTAACACCTCTATTTGAGTCATACATAACTTTTGCTGAACTATTGTTTCTTTGTGCTATCCATACCCAATCAGGTTGAAACCCTACCCCAGTTATATTTCTTGAACTTGAGCCATCACCAGTATAAAGAAGTGAATTAAAATGATCTGTCGGTTGTTCATCTTGTGTAGCACTAAAATTAGTGTCAGGCAAATTAGCAGCACACAATGCTAGATGTCCTGAAGGCACAGCATCATGAAACAAGCCATTACCATTTCCATCTGTATTAGTTCCTGCAGTTTCCTCGCCATTAAATGTTGGATTCTGACCAAAATTGACGTGTATAATTCTACTGACACCACCACTACCATCTCCTGCAATAGGTATGTAATCAAACCCAGTATCTAAATCAGCACTTCCTACTGAACTTCCATTTATATAATAACTTATTGTTGGTGGACTTGCGTCCATATCAACTGCTACACCCCATATTTGAGGATAACTAGGACTACCCATACCACCTGAAGTGCCACCTACATAACCACCATTATGAACAATACCATCACCATACATAACCCAGTTTGTTTCTCCATAATAATAATCTGTTGAGTTTGCACTTGTACTTGAGCTAGTAACAGATCTATACGCACCAGTGCCATCTGAGCCATTAACTTTAGCAACACCCATACCACCAGAATTTGCATCTACTCTAAATTCCCAATACCATTTACCACTTGTCATTAAAAAAGTACCAGAACTAAAAGAACGACCTGCTGTGCTTGTTATTACTTTCAATCCACCTTCATCTATTGTATTAGCTGTAACATCTGCAAATTGATCATTAATAGTACAGAAATTATTTTCTGGACAATCTATTATTACATCATGAGAGTTTAAATTTGTTGCTGTAAAATGATTGCCATTGCCACTTGTATCTGCACCAATGCCACTTGCATCAGCACCACTACCAGTTTGTAGAAATTGTAACCTAAAACCATTACTACCATAGGTCACACTTGGCTCAATAGGTATAAGAACACCATTCTTAAATTCAGCAAAAGAACTATAGTCTAATGCTGTTCCACTTACAAAATTAATATCTGCAAAAGTTATATCTGCATAAAAATTACTATTTATACCATATCCAATATAATGAACTACTGCTGCATTTAAATCACCAATATTTGCTGTTGATGGAAAATTTACTTCTACTCCATTTACCCATAGCTTATTTACAGTTCCGTTGCCATTTAATGTTACATGATACCAGTTACTTACATCTCTAAAAAAACCAGTTGATCTTCTTACAACTGCACCATCATCATTAAGGTCTAATTCACCCTCACCAGTACCACCATCATTATAAATTAAACAAGCATTATTACCACTTCTACCAAAAAGTATTTGTTTCGATTTTGATAAATCATGGAACTTAACCCATGCACTCCAAGTCCATGTATCACCACCATCTGAAGAAAAACTAGGAGATTCTAGTCTAGCTTGGCTTGTAGCATCAAGTCTAAGACTTCGTGAGATAACACCATTATAAAATTCAGCAGAAGTAGAGCCAAACCATTTATCTGAGCTAAACATTAGCTGAAAGCCAACTGTGGTGTACCAAGTAAAATAGAATTATCTGCTTTGATTATATATGGAACTACATCATAAGCACTATTTGTACTTGATAAAGTAAGACCACCTCCACCAACTGACTCATAATCACCATGTAGACTTACTGTTCCTGCACTACTACTACTAGGTTGAATAAAAATAATAACTCCAGTTTGACCTATCTGTGAGGCTTCCGTTGTAGGTGCTGCTAGTGTATTAGCACCACTAGCTAAAGTAATTATAAAATTTTGGTATGTATCATAATCTAACACACCACTCGTAGCAGACAAAGCAGCGGTATATGTTGAAGGCACTTGTGCCTTTGTAAAAGTTTGTTGTGCATTAGTTGTAACAATATTTGCACCTGCTAGTGAAGATGCACCAGTACCACCATTAGCTATTGCAACTTGACCTGATAATTGAGATACACCTATTGTCTTATTAGTAAGTGTTTGTGTAGCAGATGCACCAACAAGTTCTTGATTACTACCTGCAGGTAAAGTTAATTCATTGGTAACTCCTGCACTATGAGGCTGTGCTTTCACTATTTGTCCGTGTGAATTGCTTTCACAGTTAAATTGTATAGCACCTGAATTTGTATTGCCTTTGATTGTGACATGACCAGTACCATCTGGTGCTAGTTCAAGATCACGATTACTTGTAGTTACAATATCAAACGTAACTAAATCTAAATTACCTGCTAATTGTGGAGAACTGTCTTCTGATAACTCAGCAAGTCCACCACCTGCAGGACCAGTTGCACCAGTAGCACCAGTAGGTATACCTAATGTAAATGCTATATTGCCACCTGATACAGCAGCACTAGCAGTAGCACTTCCACCTGCTGACACAGTATTCACAGCAGCAATAGAAGCAGTTGTAATAGAATCAACAGCTTCAGCATTTCCACTTGATGAATTAAATCCAAGTATCTTACCTTTTCTATCATCTGCTAAAGGTATTGTTAATGTAGCTGCAGCATCATTATCTTGTAACCTAATAGCTCTTGAGTTTTCATCATCAGCATCAGCTATCATAGTAAGCAATGTATCTAGCTCTGTATTTAATTTTGCAACTTCAAAAGCACCACCACTAGGAAAATCAGTTGTTCTTGCTAATGGTATTGATCTTGTAATAACAACTGTACTACCACCAGTAGCACCAGTTACAGACGTTGTAACTGTACCAGTAGAGCCATCACCACCAGAAACAGTATACAGAGATGTACTAGAAGTTGAAGAATCAAAGGTTCTTGCTACACCATCTACAAAAACATTTAGATCTGTACTCGTTGTAAAAAATACAAAAGGTACTGGAAAAGAAGTTTGTGTCACACCTTGATTTACTGTGTAACTTATTCTTGGTGTATTTGCACTTAAAGCTATAGTCATAATTAACCTTTACATTTTTTTTTAATAAATGTCTATCAATATCTTGTTCTAAACATATACTCTAAATCTCTATTCATACCAAATAAACCTAATATGGGTACATTCCTCATCAATCTTTTAATGCCTTCATCTGTGCTACCTGCTGTTAATTCATATGCACCAAGAGTCCATTCTCTAATCATACTGGGTGTTGCGCCTAATTTATCAAATAAATCGTCCATAGGTGTTGGCTTAAACTTACCTTTAATCCAAGCAGTATTATTATTATAATGTCCTTGTGCAATGGCACTATGTATAGCATGATAAGCTAAATCTGTATAAATACCACCAATACCACTTTGATCAAAAACTCTTGCAACTAAGTCAGGTGTGCTTCTATTCTCAAACCAATAATCAGGTTTCTTTAATTTTAGAACTAAATAACTCATAGCCATTAAACTCATCATACCAATCAATCTATGTTGTACATTTGCATCAAACATATTCATTGTAATACGATTTGTAGCTGCAAATACAAAATTTAAGAACTTAAAGGGTAAAGCAAATACAGCAGATTCTAAACGAACCATATCTATATTAGCTGTCGAAGCTCTTTTATCAGCAGTATACCCCATCATCTTTAATATTGGATTCATTCTTACATACATAAATCCGTCCATAATCATAGGTTTATCAAAAGCAGTAGCGTTCATAATAGTATTACGAGCATGAGTACCCATGTATGTAAGAAAACTTTGTTTAAGCTCTCTTTGAGCAACAGTTTTATCTGCCCATTGACTTACATCAACTTTTGCATGACCTTTTGGAGATAAGTACCAACCTGCTGAATCTATCATATCTATAGCTGTTTGTGGACTTATGCCATATCTTCCTAATTCTTCAATAACACTATCAGTTACATCTTTGCCACCTTCAATTATAGACTCTTTGTTTTTTATAGCTAATGCTCTTTGATAAAATGTAGGTATTAAAATATTATTATCTAAATATTTACCTGAAACTGTTACTTGTGATAATAGATTAGCTCTATAAAATATTTTCTCTGCACCTTGTATAACTCTTTCAGTAAGACGAGGTTGTATATCTCTTACACTATCACCTAAATATCTTTGTTGGACAATAGGAACGTCCATTTCAATAGCTTCACCTGCTAACTCTCTAAGTTGTTTTCCCATTTTTAACATTTCAGGAAAATCGCCATTAATTGCGTCCATGCCAGTTTTAAAAACTTTTGTTGGACCGAATCTAAATATAGGCATACCTATTGCATCTATAAGCGAAGTTAAACCTGCACCACCTAAATAGGTCATACCTGAAACAGCTTGTAAGTTTCTTACATATCTTTGACTTCTAGCTTCAGGATCACGAATATGTATACCTGCTTCTCTTTCATAATCTCCTAGAAAATCACTACGAACTTCAGCTATTCTTTTTTCAGGTATACCTTTTTCTCTCATAACAAATTCATGTCTATCTAATACATCATCAATATCCATAGTTCCCATTTTACGACCAAACTCTATATGGAATCCCATTTGATTTGCATATTTTTCAATTACTCGTTCATCAAGAATAAGAAACTCTTTTAATTCATGTGTTGGAAAATTTAAAACTCTTGACATTAAATGTTTTCTTTTACCACTTCTAGGTAAAAGATTAATAATGTCAGGGTCTTCCAATATATGCAATATTGTTCTTTCTGCTAACTCTGCTGCTTTACCAATATCACTTGCATCTTCTAATAAATAAGTACCTGCATCTTCGTCCCAAGTTTTTTTGCCACCTTCCTTAAAAAATAAATCTGTAAGTTTTTGTTTAAATCTTGCTCTTGCATCTTCATCTTCTAACAAAAGTCTTTTATTAAAATAATGGGGATAAGCATACTTTCTAATTGGTGTTTCTAGAACTCCATTTAAAAATTCTATTTCAGTATCTATTTTATTTATATATTGCTGATGAGGTAAAGCTTTAATATTAAATTCTTCTGAACCAAGATAGTTTGGATTTGCTTCTGCTGCTTTTATTTCACCTCTCAATCTAATTCTTCTACGATTTAATTCTGCAGCATCTTCATTAAACATTTTTAATGTATATTTAAATTTACCAAAATCTCTTCTACCAATTTTTTTATTAAAAAATTCACGAGTAACTGGTTTACCAATGTTTTTATCTTTAAAATCAATTAATTCATCTATCTTTTTTTGTGTAGCTATCAAATCTATTTTAAGGCCGTTAATATATTTATTTCTTGTTTCACCTTTAACAATATTATTATTTAGTTTTTCTATTTGTGATTCATGATATTCTTTAGCTTTTTTTAAATCAGCTACTTTTCTTCTTACACCAGTATCATCACCTAATTTACCAACATCTCTTAATCCTCTTTCAAAGTCTGTAAAAAATGTTTCTAAAGCATCTAATGCTTCTTTATGTTTATCAGGCAAAGCATGATATAAATTCATATCAAATGCAGGATCAGTTACCATATCAATTCTGAAAGACACTAAGTTAGTATAAAAATCCTGATAAGTTTTTGCTTTTTCTCCATAGTTACCTATATTAACATTTAAAGCATCTATGTCTAAACCAAGAATTTGTGATGGTAATGGATTACCTTTTAACTCTTGTAGATAAGCAGCCTTTATCGCATCATTAGTTCTTTTTGCAGTTGCTCTATAAGGTATTGTTCGAGCAGCAGCACTACCTCCATGAGTACCTGCACCACTTATGTTACCTTCTAAACTTATAGAAGCATTGTAAAATAAATCTGCATAAGACTTTTTTACTTCATTAGGTAACTTTGTGTCATTTAATATTCTTTTGCCCGGGGTGGTTATCATTTTGTAAAAAGCACTTTTAGTACCTACTGTTTGTTTTAAACCAAAACCTTTTGAAAAATCTTCGATAGCAATATTATTTATTTCATTTTCATAATCTGCTCTTGAGTATTTAAACTTTGGATTCTGTGCTTCATAACGAACTCGTAATGTTTCAAATGGATTTTCTGCATGAGCTTTTTCATGATGTAAAACAAATCTTGCCCAATCTTCAGGCTTTTGAAATAAGTAATCAGGTAAAGGTAATACACCTTTAACTTTTGGTGACAGCCAAGGCTTCAAAGGATATTCAGCTAACAAAGATTTTTTATCCCAAAATATTTCTTTTTTTGTTGGACTGTAATAAGCATTAACCTTAGAGCCATCAGGTCTAGTTTTCCCAGTTGGCTTTTGATTTACTTTAACACCATTAATATCTTTTGGCACAGTATCTCTATCAAATATATAATCTGTATATTTTCTTATTTGTTCTTGTATTTTAGGTTGCATAATTTTATTTGCAGCACCTCTAGCAGCAAAACCAAATAGACCAGATAATAAAACTTCGGCACTAATATTTGTGCCAATTTCAGCAGGAGTAGTGTAAGGATCAAAGGGCGCTCTGATTGCTTCTCTTGTTATAGCAAAAGGAATAGCAATCTTTGCAGTTTCATATCCAACACCAAAAGCATTTTTTGCAGCCCATGCTGCTTTAATTCCAGTATTAAATATAGGCAACATAAAACCTACATTTAATGGATCTGCAATACCTGCAACAATAGCAGGTAAAAGACCACCTCTTTCAGCCTTACGTCTTATCTCTCTTTGTATTTCTAAATTTTCTTTTAAGTAATCTAGATGTTTTTTATTTTTTGCCTGACTTAAATACTCGGCTTCTTCTTCATATCCTTCAATATCATTATACCAAGCAAAGTCTTCTTCTGCTTCTTCTGTAGCAAAATCTTCAAACAATGTAGCATTAAAACTTCTTAATATACCCTTATATTGTCTTGCATAATTATTACCTACATCTTCCCAAAATCCTAAGTCAGGTGCAGTAGATATACCCTGATTTCTACTATAATATGGTATTGGTTGTGGCATTTACTTTAATAATTGTCCTGATATATCTTGAGTTGCTGTAAAGCTTTTAAAAAATTTAGTTAAAAAACTTTCATCTTTATTTAATTCTTTAGCTAATTTTTTTTCACCTCTAATCCTTCTAAGTCTTTGTGTTCTCAATTCCTCTATTCTAGCAAGATACTTTACTCTATTTTCATCATTAAGTTTTTTCATATAACCATTTGTAGTAATAGCAATAATATCACCATCTTGTTTCAATAACTGTGATTGTCCATCACTTGATACGACCATATATTCTGCTGTACTTAATGTACCTGATCTTTTAGTTGGAAATAAAAATATATTTTCGCCTAACTTATAATCTTTGCCATCACCCATAATTTTTTTTACATGATTATTAACATACAATTTAAAACCATCAAATACTTCGCCAGTACCAAAAAATCTTTCAGGCGCAAATCTACTTCTTAAATATTTTGTACCCATACCAAAAGTATAAAAAGCTGATTCACCAGTTTGTTGTGACTCACTAAATATTACTGATGACTCTACATATAAAGCATTATAGGTATTTTTTAATACTTCTTTTAGTGTTGATTCATCTGTATTATCAATAGCTAATTCTTTTTTAGCCACCATTTTCATATATAAAATAGATTCAGGATTAAAGTCTGCACCACTACCAAACAATCCTTCATCAATATACTTTCTCATTAGTGAGTTAACACTTGCTTCTACTCCAAACTTTGTAAAATCAGAATCAATAATTGATAAGTTTTTCTTTTGCATAACTTCTCGAGCTGCTGCATCAATATCAGTTGACTGTATATCTTTTAAAATACCTGCAACATTTTCTTCACCATATAATCCTATGCGTGTTGTCAATGATAACCATTGCTCAAATGTTCCATTACCAATACTATCTCGAAATGATTGATTACTTATATTGCCACCAATGCCAAAAGATGTATAAAAATTTTTAAATAGATCAACTTGTTTAATTAGCTCAGGCAATGCTTTGTCACCTTCTTTTTGAACTTTAGTTAAAAACTGTGGTAAATTTTGAAACAAATCTTTTACTTTTCTTGATAGACCATTATGTTTTAATAAATCAGATAAACCTTGTTGTGTTGATGCTATTCTATAAATATCATTATTAGTTAATGATTGACCATTATTATACTTATTTGATAAATAAGTATCCATTTTCTTTTCATCATCACCACGAAATCTAAATATATCATTGCCATCAAATTTTCTAGCAAACTCAATATCTTTATTTTTTTTCCCTATCAATGATAATCTTCCATTAACTGCTGTTCCAAACTGGTTTATTCTTTGCACAATATAATCTCTATTTGTTCTTGTTATCTTATCAAAGTCTTCTAACCAAGCATCATCAACATCATACTTTGCTAAAGTTTCTTTTTCTGAATCTGTTAAACTTCCATCTAAAGCAAAGTTTTTTAATATGTTAATTGCATTAATATCTAAAGAGTTACCCATTGGATTTAGTTTATATCTTGTTCTTGCAGTTAAAAATGTTTTTTGTATTTCACCAACTATCTCTTTATGTTTAGGATTTGATATCTTGCCATTATTCAATAATACATTAACTCTTTGTACTAAAGATTCTCTCCAAGAATCTACAGATAAATCTTCTCCAGTAAGTTCATCATCAAAAAATTCTACACCATCTGATATAAGAGCATCTAATTCTATTAACTTATTACCAATATCATTTAATTCTAAATTAGTAGCTTTTCTTTCTGCATCTTTTGCTGCTTGTAAAACTAAAGCATTTTGATGTTGAGCCATATATCTTGACCCTGCTCTACGAAGCATAGGGACATATTGACTGCCACCTTGACTGCTTATAACCTTTTCCGTTTCACCTAAATAAGTAGAAGCTAATTTTTGAAATGCCTCTACATCTCCATTAGAATCTGCTCTTGCTTTAGTCAGTTGTATATTAATATCACTAGCTAATTCATTTGCATAGATTCTATTTAATTCACCTTGAGCAGTTTGTTTTGCTATATCACTAAAAGTATCAGGTGCTTTTTCTATTCTTAATGCACCATTAGAATCTCTTGTCTGTACAGACATTCCAAAGTCTTTACCTTTTTTTATTTCTTCTTGTTTAGCTAATGCAAATAAATCATTTGATCTTGCATTAGCTGCATTTGTTATAGTTTGATAAAATTCTTCAGCACCAGTTCTTGTTGATACAACTCCTACTGGTCTATTTATAAATGAAGTACCTTTTGATTTTACAAAACTCATTAAAATGCCCTATCAAATGTTTGAGTATAAATAGTTGGAGTAGTAGGTGTAGATGCAGGACTATTAGGCATAAGTGGATATGCTTTTGTTGCACCTGACATTATTGATCCTAATGCCTGAAGTTTATAAGCATTTGCTCTATTTTGTGCTTGTAACATTTCCATTGAACTTTGTAATGAAGACTGACCAATTTTCATAGCTGTATCTATTCTTAATCGAGTTACATCTGTCTTTGCATCTTCTTTTGCTTTTTTAATAATAGCATCATATGATCTATCCATTGCTCTACCTGATGTTCCTAATATTGCTTCATTAGTATTTATAAAAGTTTTTAAGTTTGCTAAACGTTTATTATGTTCTTGCAAAGCAGTAAAAGAAAGATTTTTTGCCTGATTTGCAAATTGTCTAGCTTGTAATCTACCTTGTGCTTTTGCTGCTTTTGCTGATTGCATAGAACCATAAACAGATATACCAGTTGAAGCTAATGCTAATGCTAATTCAATCAAAATGCCACCTCTACTATCATTCCATTAATTTGTAAATCTAAAGGGAAAGACTGTGATACTGTAACTCGTGGATCACGACTATATCCTAATAATCTAAATTCTTCTTTACCAGTTATTGCAGTTCTATCTGCTGACATATCATCTGTAACATTTCTTATTACTAGATCTCTTGTAGTTGATGTTGTATTAGGTCCAGTAACATTTACAGCAAGTGTTTCAAATAAATCTAAAACAACTTTAGGTATTTGTCTTGGTTCTCCAGTCAAAGGCCCTCCAGTAATCTGTGCATCTATAGGCAATGTTTTAAGTGTAGGTGTAAAAGCATAACCAATAAATGCTTGTGTTATTCCAGTTTTAACATTACTAGCATCTATTTGTCCACCTGATACGGTAAATGTACCCAAAAAATCATTGCCATTAGTAGCTTTTACACTTGCACCATTACTAAAATGTGAAGTTAAACTTCCAAAAACACTAGAGCTTCCACTAAATGTATCACAAAAATCCATTGGCATATCATCTTGGAACTCTTCAAGAAACAGTTTTGTTGATCCTGAACCATCATCTCTTGCACACACAACAAATAATCTTTCATGTACTGCACAAATACTATGCCATAATCCTTGTGTGTTCCATAAACTCCAACCTGCTTTTTGATCTCCTCTTACAGAATAAAATACAGCTATAGTACCATCATTATTAATAAGAAAAGCATAAGACTCACTCCTATTTAATGCACCTTTTATAGATGTTTGTTGAACTGGATCTAATATTAAATGTGGTGCAAGACCTGAA